CATTAAGTATCTCTTGTGGAAAAGTACCACGTGGTTCTATATCTTCCGGTAAATCGCCACCAATTTGGCTAGGAGTACAGAAGTTATCGTCACCCATTAAAGTTTCTTGTTCTTTCTTTGGATTCTTGCTTCTTTGTTGTGATAGATTTTGCCCTCTGCGTATCCAACAACGATATTTATCAGAATCAGGTATATTGCGAGTTGCGTAATTGTAATTAGACCGATAACAAATACCTACAAATTGATCTCTCTCTTTCTTAGTATTAACCACAATGCTGTCACCAGGCTTCATCTGCTTGACAGTATCATTTAGTTCTGAATCTCTTGAACGTGGTGTAATCTCAACGTCGCTTTCAATCTTGTACTTCATAATCTAATTATAGCAGAGCATTAGGTCGCTTTGGCTGCTCTGAGGCCATAAGTCCGCCGACTTCTTTAAACGGAGAGTTTGGTTCAAAGGCGACAAAAGGGCGGGGCGAGTACGGAGTTGTTGAATTATGGTTAATAATAAAACCTCGCCCCATGTAACTAACCTACACTTGAGAGAGCTTTATTTGTAAAGTCAAAATACAAATCGAAAGTTTCACAATCCCATCTGGCTTCATTTTTATCTATCTTAATACGTGTCAGTTCATACACATACTTTATATAGTTGCCATGAAGTTCTTCTAGCGATTCGAAACCGTCGTTAAAAGCTTTCTCAAATGCATCCCCCTTTTTCTTGTCTTCGAGAAGTTTCCATTCTTCTTCCATATGCCAGTTACCTGTCTTGCTCATGATCCCCCCTTCTTGGTCTTTGTGTTTCCAATAAACGAGTCAGCACATGAGCTGCATTAGCCTGTTCTCTTGATGGGATATTGGATATGGTTTTCATATTTGCTATCGCATCAGATAACATCTTCGTAGTGTGCGAGAGATCTGCGACTAGGTGTTCTAGATTGACAGACTCCGCTTCTGTTAAGTTTCTCTTTTTCATATTACTTGACATACTAACCGTAAACACTTATATTGTCAACTACTATGAGTAACAATGTTTAATGGAGATATATTATGAACCAATTACCAGATAGTTTGGCAAAATATGATCATCACGCTATGGGCGATGCAATCTATTTTCCAGGCATAACTAACCACGAATATCACAATTCACCAGGAGTTTCATCATCAACCATAAGAAAGTTTGGTGAGTCTGAAATACATGCACTACACCAAGAGATAGAAGATACACCAGCTTTAAGGTTTGGATCTGCTGCACACTCTTACATTATTGAAGGCGAGAAAGCCTTTGCACAAGAAATAGCAGTCGTAAGTGGTAGTCCTTACTCAGCATCCAACAAGCAATTAGCAGCCGAATTAAAAGAGAAAGGCATCACAACTATAAGTAACGATCAATACAACACCATCAGAGAAATGTCTGAAGCTTTGTTACCAATCGGTGATAAGTTATTGCATCCAGATGAAACCGAATATCCAAGCGAACACTTCAACTATCCATATGAAAGAGCTTTGTATTGGTGGGAAGATGATATTCTTTGCAAACTTAAAGCTGACGTTATCAGACACCCAATCGAACCAGTCTACAACAACAATGCAATTATTATTGTGGATTATAAAACAACGCAAAGTTGCCACCCGGACAGTTTTATAGGATCAATTAAGAAATATGGCTACCAACACCAAGCAGCCTGGTACAAAAGAGGTTTTGAAAAAGCAGGCTTTGATGTTAAAGAGTTTGTCTTTGTCGCGCAAGAAAAGACTACTCCCTATGCTTCTAAGGTATTTAAAATAAAAAATGAAAACTTTGACAAATATTGGACTGAGCTTGATTACATGCTTGGTCTTTACAGGAACTCTCTGGATAGCACCAAGATAGATTTGCAGACTTACAATTGTCCAGATATTATTGAAATAGATTTATGAGTGAATATGGCACTAGAATAAATTTAGATAGCTCACTATACGAGAAGCCTTGTATCGGTGAGTGTCGTATTGCTTATGGAATGGTCGATGAAAAAGACCGTTGTATCTGTGGTATGTCTATCAAAGTCAATGCTAATTGGGAAAAGCTTTCCAATGTGCGCCGAGCTAAAGTAGTTATGGGTGCGTGGAAAAGCAAAGGCAAATACTTGCCCAGGCAGAAGCTTGAATGGATTGCAGAAAGAGAGGAAAAAGAATTTAATGATGTGAAACATGCTTATTTAAAATGGAGGAAAAATAATGTCTATTGATAAAATCACACCCGAAGATTACGAAATTGAAGAACAATGTGACTTCGGTACAAATATGACCGACGAAGAGTGGGACAAGCAAATTGATGCCAGTCCACTACAAAAACAAGTAGGAGGATCTCACTATAAAAAATACCAAATACAACCTGCTGAGTTTTGTTTTAAAAACAAATTAAACAATTTACAAAGCGAGGTTATCTCTTATGTCATGCGCTATAAAGATAAGAATGGTCGCCAAGACCTAGAAAAGGCCATGCACTCAATCGAAATGCTTATTCATTACGAATACAAAAGCGAAGACTAAAAAAAGAGGGGCTTGCGCCCCTCTACACTACTTATGAAAAATGGAGAACCATCTTAATGAAAAGATGTTAATCACCATACTATCATAAATTCACATAAAAAAAACCCTCCTTGCGGAGGGCTCATCTACAAATACTTAATAGTTAAAAACACAAAAGGAGAAAGTATCTAGCCTCTTAATCGCGGTTTACCTCCAACGGCAGAGCCACCGCTTTCAGGAGTACTACTTGTAGATGATTCGTCTTCTAAAGGCATATAGCCAACAATGTTGGTATACATCTTATCAGCATATTGCCCAGAGCCTGGACTTTGCTTGACTACAACCCTTAGTTGTTTACCGACAAAATCAGCGAAACTATCTGGCCAACTGTTTTCAAAACCAACAGCTTTAGCTAATCTACTTAGCTGCTCTTCAGATATTTTCTTTGCTTGTTCACTTGTGCTGTGCCACAAGTTAAATGATTCAGTATGCTGAAAATATTCTTTGCCTAAGTCGAAAGTTATATCCAGCTTGTCATCATTATTTCTAGATTTGTTTTTTTCAAAAGTCATAATGGTTGCTACATAAATACCAGGTGGTACTGCAACCTTACCTGTTGAAAGTTGTGCTTCCTTAAAGAAGTCTACGCCTGCGAAATCACTCATCATTTCCTCCTAAATTAACTGTGAATCCTAGTTTATTAATTATCTGTGACAAATCTGGCTCTTCAAAATCCTCTAATTTACCAGATCTATCTTTACAAACATAACCGTCTCCGATAGTAGTCTGCAACCATCTTGGGTAATCTGTGCCACCTGTTTCTTCATTCGGCTGCTCCATTACACGTAGAGCTAATACCTCATCAAAGAAGTAAGGAATTGTTTGGCCAAGTTGCTTACCAACCATTCTTGGTGCAAAGTCCCATCTACCATCGTTATTTTCTTTTGCCATTTTGGAAACAAAAATAACATGCATAGGCAAGTCTCTAAACATTCTCATGATTCCTTCACATGTTTCTTTTACATTACCAAATGCTTTACGGGCATCTTTGTTAATGCTTAGTTCATGATGTAACAGAATCTCTGACATTTCAGAAATAGAATCAAGACATACAGTATTGTAGTCATGTGATCCGTTTTTTAACTCACCATAAATTTGGTTAAGTTCTTCATAAGTTTTAATTTCAATCGCATCAACGTTCTCTTTGTCACGAATAGACAGAAGACCAGCTTCCATACTTATCACAAGTACTTTGCCAGGTGCCGTTGAGCATGTATAAGTTTTACCAGCTCCAGACTCGCCGTACAGCAGGATTTTAGCACCCTGTGTCTCGACTAGTTGATCTGGTTTTACTACATTATTTAATATTGACATAAGTAAGTCTCCATAAATAGTTGACAACAGTATAACATGAAGTTACATTAAGTAAAACCTTTTAATGGAGAAAATTATGAGCAACAACAAACAATGGTTAGCTAATTACTACCATCGTTTAGGAACCTGGTACAAGAAACGATCTGACGATATGAAGACCGCAGGCGTTCCACCTTTGTACGAAGACCTAGAAGTAAAACATTATACGCTAGTAGATCACATCAAACATATGGGCGTTAAAACATCAGCTGAAGTATTTGGTGTTTCGACTGCATCTGTAAAAGCTTGGCGATATGGGTATAGGCTACCAAGTCCTGCCCAAGCTAAGAGAATGATAAAAGCAAGCAACGGAAAATTAGACTACGAATCAATATTCGGTTGCCCTAGTGATATAGACTAGTGTTTCAAATTAATTTCAACGGCGATGAGTCATGCTTTGAATTAGCTATGGCCTACTACGACGAAGGGCTCGATGTAGTTCCTTTATTACGTAAATCTAAAAGACCACCAGCATTTTTTAAAGGGTGGGCACAATTTAAAGAAAAAAGACCTGACAGGGCAGAAGTAGAGACTTGGTTTAAAGACCGAGATGATATGACTGTTGCTTTAGTCTGTGGAAAATTTATTGTAGTTGATGCAGACACACCAGAAGCTATGGCTTGGGTTGAAGAAAACATACCACAAACTCCTTACAAAGTTAGAACAGGTAAGGGCATGCATTACTACTATAACAACCCACAAAACTACACAACATTTGCAACCACCAGAACAAACGATACCCCAATTGAGAGACATATAGACATAAGAGGAGAGGGCGGATTAATTATTGCGCCATATAACTTACATGCCAATGGTCAAGTTTATCAGCCTGTGGTAAATCCTAACTGGGATCTTTGGGGTTTCGAAGATTTGCCAGACTTTACAGAAACAGAATGGTTGCAAATTACTGGTAATAAAAAACAGAACGGGCAATCAAGTGTAGCCCCTTTTTCTCTGGACGGTGTCAATGAAGGATCTAGAAATGACCAAGCTGCAAGACTGGCAGGCTACTTAATAAGCAAAAAC